TAAGGTAAAAGTATGAAATTAGTTAATAATATTATAGAAAAGTTTGGAATTGACAAAGTGCTTCATTTTTTTGGTGGTGCTTGGATAGTATCAATGTTTTCTCCCATTGGATGGGGTGGTGTAATTATTGGTATAGTTGCTATGTTGGCGTTGAGTTTTGTAAAAGAAATATTCCTTGACGGAACTTTTGACATAAAAGATATATTTGCCGCTTGTTTGGGTGGTGCGGTGTCCGTTGTTGTTGCGGCAATTTCATTTCTGACACTAAATATATTCACAGTTTAACAGTTTCTGCCCAAAAAACTGTCATCAAATGAGGCTGTGGCGACCTCACAAAAAGACCGCCACTAAAATCTCATGTATATTATATGTAGTTTAAAAATTATTAAGATTTTAGTGAAAATCGAAAAACCTCCCCGCTTGCGATAAGTAGAGAGGTTTTTGTCGTTAAAATATAATATTGTCTTCAAGTGCCTTTGTCAATTCATCCATTTGTTCATTTTTCAGTGTATGAAAGTATTGCTGTATGGTTGAAATGCTCCGACCCAACATTAGGGATAATTGAGCAGGCGGTATTTTTTCATTAAGCAATTTCATTGTCATTGAATGTCTGGCCGAGTATAGGGTAAGGTTATCAACCGTTATTTGGTCAACTGGTTTCCCGATTGTCAGTTTTTCGTTATATTGCTTTATGAACGGATTTACCTTTTCCTCTATCAGTTTTTTGAGGTTTTTGATGAGTAATCGGGTCTTGTTCGACAGTCTGTTGGCAATCTTCGTCTTTTTGCCCTCAATTCCGTTCATTATCGGCATGAAGTACAAGTGTCCTGCATTGAGGTTAAATACCTTTCCGAATATCTTTCCATTGACCGGCGTTTTTAGAATCGGTATCTTGTACCTCATCTTTGTTTTCTGTCTTTTACCGGTTATGAACCAACATTTCTCGTTTTCGCTTATTTGCTTTCGCTCCAACGTCATTAAATCAATCGGGCTTAATGCCGTAAGGTAGCAGAGGTAATAGACCCACAGAGCGCAAATCTCGCTGTTTGTCTTGAATATTTTCTCCGGTTCGTTGTTTTTGAGAAAATCAAGCAAAAATTTCCGCAACACAGCCATTTGCACTTTATCCAACCACACTTCTCTCTGTTGGTATTTATAGTTCTTACGGTATTTTACCGGAACATCGAATTTCAATGCCTTACACTTTGACAGATAGAGCACAATGGTCGATTCTGACATATCATTATCTTCCATATATTTGACAAATTCACCGGCATTGAAATCTTCAACGTTTTCGAAGCAATCCTCTATCTTTTTTAAAAAAGACCGCCAAATCTCTTCAGTGTGACTGGACAACTCATGTGTCTTTACATAGTCTTCTACAAGGTCACTGAATGTCTTTTTGGTTTCCGGTTCTATTTCAGCCTTTCGCAATATTTCCTTTAAGGTGTCATTCAGTGCTTTGTTTTTGACAAATCTCTGTTTCTTGACATCGAAACCAGCGGCATCAATGCCCAATGATTTTTCACTTCTTTTACCCTCAAACGTTGTACGCAATGAGAGTTGACCGTTTCTGACAACGAAACGTTTTACTGGGGTTTTTACTTTCGGCATAATTTTATTGTTTAGTGTTTCACCTTTTATGCCGCAAAAATAGCAAAATATTCACCTTTTACCAAAATTCGGTCAAAATAATAACATTATTTAACCTGCTGATATACAATTTGTAAGACAAAAATTAAATGATAATTTGACATATTCCATCTCGGAATTTATTATGTGAATAATAACATATTGAAAATCAATGATATAATAATTTTTTAATATTTTCATTCACCTTTTTTCACTTTTTTCTTGTCTATATCAGTAAAAAGTCTTATATTAAAGTTGAAAACTTTTCCATATAAGTCTATATTTATAATATAGAGAATAAGAGAATATATTTTTTATGAATGAACCAAGAGTATTTTGATGATTTAGAGGATAAATGTTATGAGAAATTGCTTGAATTGAACAAGCACACCAATTATTTCAAAAAAATAGAAAGACAAGAACACAAGGCAGCAATTGATGCAATGGCGGTTGGAAGAAATAATAAGCCTTATGCCATAGAATTGAAATATAGAGAGAATTACGATTTACTGAAAGACAGCCACACAAACTACTATCTTACAAATGATAAAGGTTTCAAGGATGATACCTTATTCATCGAGAATCATAAACTGTCAGCCTTATTGTTAGAAAAAGTTTATGACAACAAAACACCAATCTATATGAATTTTTTCAGAAACGGTATGACCACCATACATGATGTTTCCAAACTCAAAGAAAAACCAGACTTTGATAAGGAAAAAACAATTAAAAGTTTTGGTTATGAAAAGATGGAGGTCAGTAAACGTTATCTTTTGCCACTCTCAGATTGCACAATTCTTGACAATAAATACAATATTTTACAATTATCATGAACGAGATTTGGAAAGATATAAAAGATTATGAAGGACTTTATCAAGTTAGTAATTTTGGTAGGGTGAAAAGTTTGGAGAGACATATATATATAAATAAACGGTGTTGTGAGAGACATCTTACAGAGAAGATATTAAAACCGGCAACCACCACCGAGGGTTATTTATATGTTGACCTTTCCAAAAATGGAAAAAGGAGAAAAAACCTTATTCACATTCTTGTTGCACAAGCATTCACACCAAATTCAGAAAACAAATCAGACGTTCATCATATTGACCACAACAAGAATAATAATCATGTTGACAACCTTATGTGGGTGACAGAAAAACAACATGCCGCATTACATCCACATAGATTTGAAAAGATGGCAAAAGCAGCCTCAAAAGCCTTATCAATACCAGTTCTTCAATACACAAAAGACGGACAATTTGTCAAAGAATATTCATCAGCAAAAGAAGCATCAAGGAAAACTGGAATAAATAATTCAAATATAGGTTATTGCTGTAAAGGGAAATATGGTTTCAAAACAGCAGGTGGTTATATATGGAAATATAAAGATATTAACGTCAATCGAAATGGAATTATGTGATAGGTTTTTGCAATTTATAGGAAATAATTATGATAGGCTTTATTTGGCAATGAAGAGATATTCGTTAAATAAAACCAGTCGTTTTGACGATGATGTTTTTTCGGACACCATAATAAGATGTTATAATTTATTACAGAAGAAGGGGGAAATGAATGATGAAACTGAATTTGGTTTGGAAAATTATTTCTTTAAGGCATTTCAGTTCAATGTCATCAGGGAAAAGCAATACGCCAGAGTTGCAAAACGGGTTGAAACGGATAATCTGTCAGGATTAATGAGTAAAAATGACAAAGAAGATGATGGGTTGCGTAAGAAATTGGAGGGTGATTTAAAAGAAGATTTTTCCATTTTGTACATTCTGGAAAAAATAGAAAAAGCACTTTCATATGAACACTGTCACCTATTTGCCTTAAAGCATCTAAATGGTATGACATATTCGGCAATTGCGAGGAAAACAAAAGGAAAAGGGTCAAGGGACAAAATACTGGAAGCGGCAAATTATGTAAGGGAAAACATAACAAAAGATGAAATCGACAACGCCTTCAGAAGATTCTACGATGAAGAAATTGGGTAGTAGTTTGAAAATTAACAAATAATAATATGTTTATGAGAAAAAGATATGAGTACGATTTTGACAATAGTAATATTCTGGATAATATTTTTCAGTGTGTCAGTGACGATGCACTGGTTTTATAGCAAAGATTTTGTAATTAAACCAATGTCATATTTTGACACATATCCCTTTATCTGTCACCGCTGCATGACAACTTGGGCATTGATTACAACGTATGTTATGGCAGGGGCATTGATGGCAGATTTGACGTTTACGTTATTGGGAGTCACACTGGCTGGTTTATATGGTTTTGGTCTGTATAAACGAGAAAAAGAATATTTTTATGACGAAGATGAAGAAAATAAATTAGAAGTAAAGGGTTTTAAAAATGATTGAACTTACAGACATTCAGATAGAAAAGATTGAACAACTCTCATATGCCAGACAACGTAATTTGAGAGTAAATGCGAAAGAGGTGACGATGTTTTATAATGAACTGTTTGCACCCAGAAAGGTGTCAGTGACTACTTGTTCAACCTGCATAAGAAGAAGAATCCAAGAAATGGAAAACCTATTGAAAAAATATAGGGAAGAACAAGAAAAATTAAACAAGGTTGAAGAAGAGGTTGTTGAAGAACAACCAGAACAAGAGGTTGAAGAACAACCGAAAGAAATAAAAGAAGAAAATAAGAAAAAACCAGGCAGACCAAAAAAGGAGGGACAGAAAGATGACGGACACAACGAGAAAGTCAAAGAACAAACTGAAACAGCCGTTGAAGAAGGAAGCACTGATTGAACTTATATGGTGTGACATTGTGAACGGAACGTCCCGTTATCAAATTAAAAAGAAGTTGGAACGGGATGCATATGACGGTTTCCCAACGTCAGAATTGTCAAGGTCTTGTCATTTCAACTATATTAAAGAGGCATATAACAATTGCAAGGTTGAAATGGAAGATGAAAAGGAAAAGCAACGAGACTTATTCTATGAAAGAATACTATCAGTATATCAAGATGCCGTTGACGCAAGAGACCGAAGCAACGCATTGAAGGCAATAGAAATGGCTGCAAAATTAAGCGGTGTATATTCGGAGAAACAAGACATCAACCTTACCGGAAACATAACGGCAAATATATCATTTGGTTTAGACGAGGAAGAAAATGACAATTGATTTACATTTCGACATCAACCTCACCAATAAACAAAAAGAGGTTTATGACCTTTTCCACCAGAAAGAGGTCAACGAAATTGTAATGAACTTTTCTCGTCAAAGTGGTAAGACGACTCTGGCCGAAATACTTCTGATTGAGACAATGGTCAAGAAAAAATGCACTTGTGCCTATATTTCACCATCATATGCACAAGGCAGAAAAGTGTTTAGAGAAATAATAACATTATTGAACCAGACACAACTTATTTTGAAGAAAAACTCATCAGAACTGACCATAGACCTTATAAACGGCTCATTTCTGCAATTCTTCACCGCACAGTCACCAACCGCTATCCGAGGTAATACAATAAGCGGTCTTTTGGTTCTCGATGAATGTGCATATTTGCCGGAAGAAACACCTGACGGACAATTATTGTACCCAATGGTCATACAACCGATTACAAAGGCTAAACACCCCAAAATATTGTTCATATCGACCCCAAACGGCAAGAATGGACTATTCTACCAAAAATATCTGGAAGGTCTTACAAGCGAAACAACAAAGACCATAGAGTGCAATATTTATACAGACAGCACCATATCAAAAGAAGATATTGAAGAGTTAAAAAAAATAACACCGCCAATGGCTTGGAGACAAGAATATCTATGTGAATTTCTCGATTCTTCTATTACGGTGTTTGAGGGTTTTGAAAAACAATTCATACCATATGATAAAGTAAAAATGATTGACAAAGTATGGATAGGGGTAGATTTTAGCACTGTTGGCAATGATGAAACAATATTGACAAAATTAACAGTTGACGGATATGTCGAACAGTTTGTTATAAGTGGAAGTCTTGATTCAAAATATCAAAAGATTGCTTCAATTATCAACAACGAGAAGAATTTGGTTATGGCATATATGGAGAGTAATTCAATTGGTGAGCCTATGATAAACGAGATAAAAAAACTTGTAATTAAGAAAAACAAGTTATCTGGCTTCCAAACAACAAATACAAGCAAAAAAGATATGGTGGCACTGTTGCAAACATCAATTGCGAATAACGAGATATTCTTCAACGAGACTGACAAAGAACTATATCAACAACTGGGTGTGTTCACATATACGATAAACAAAAAGACAAGAAACATAACATTCGCTGCAAAGCCACCATATCATGATGACCGTATAATGTCACTGTTGATGGCATTGAAAGCGAGAGAGGACAAAAGAGCATTGTTTAAGATAAATAATTATTTTATGCCGGATATGGCAAAACATTTGAAATAAGAATATGGCAAAAAAAGTAAAAACAGATAAAAACGGAAATATAGACTTCGGTAAATATACCGTACCAGAAGATTGGTCTGAAATCACATTCAGCCAATTGTGTGCAATTAACAGAGCACAAAAGAAAAACGAGAGTGAAAAATTCAATATCTTTGACAATTTGGAAATCTTGTTGAACAAGAAAAGAGCAGAGATAGAAAATCTCCCTTATGAGTTTCTTGACAGCATTATGTCCAGAATGGTGTTTTTGAAAACAGATTTGCCAAAGATTGAACCAAAACCATATATTGAGGTCAACGGAAAGAGATACGTTTCAAACATAGAAGAAAAACTCACCGTTGCTGAATATGCATCAATTGATACAATATTGCGGACAGACGAGGATGATTTGGTCAGTATTATTGCAGTGTTGTTCAGATTACCGGATGAACCCTATAATGAGGATTACGAACTCAATAAATTCGAAGAGAGGAAAGAAATGTTCGGAAAATTAAGTTGTTTGGACGTTTTACCAGCCATAGGTTTTTTTTTGAAATGCTTTCTGACCTCAAGAGCCATAACCCAATTGTGTTCGGAAGCAGAAAATCAAATAAACAGCATTGCAGACAGTATAAAGAATTATCACAAGTCTGGGGATTCACCAAATTGGTCATGGATGCAGCGGAGGGCGATTTTACGAAAGTTAAAAAAATTGAAGAAGCAAATCTCAGTCAATTCCTAATGTGGTCTGCTTATCAGATAATGAGGTCAGAAGCAGAAGAAGCGGAAATGGAGTTTCAAGATAATCAGCGCAAGAACAAACGTTAATATTTGGTCATGTCATTCTAAAGTCTTATATTTACATAAATAAACAATGTAAATATATAGATTATGGAAGAAGAATGGGTTGATGTAAAAGACTATGAAGGTTTGTATCAAATATCAAATTGTGGAAGAGTGAAAAGTTTGGGTAGATACGTTGAACATGGAAAACATAAGTATTTTAGAAAAGAAATAGTTTTAACTCCTTGTATCAAACGAGGACACTATTTTGTCAATTTAAATAAAAATAAAAAAGTATTTTCACCTTATATTCACATTCTCGTTGCTGAACACTTTATTTCGAATCCTCAAAGAAAAACAGATGTCCATCACATTGACCACAACCCGATAAATAATCATGCTGACAACCTCATGTGGGTAACAAAGGAAGAACACAACAAACTGCATCCAGAACGGTATGAAAATAAAAATAAAGCAGTTCTTCAATACACAAAGGATGGTCAATTTGTTGCTGAATATAAATCTGCAAAAGAAGCGGAGAAACTAACTGGAATACCCAATAGTGGTATTTGCAACTGTTGTAAGGGTAAATATGGTTATAAATCTGCTGGTGGTTATAAATGGAAATACAAATAATATGTTTATAATAAAAAACTTATTATGTTAGAACAATTAGTTGAAATATTAAAAAATATAGCATTGAGACACAAAGGTGTCAAAACGTTCAAGTATCAAGCAAAGGTCTATAACAATGCACAGAACAATTACAAGACATTCCAAGTGTATCTTGATGATTATTCGATGCACCAGATGAATATAACAACCAATATATTCGTATCGGAGTTTCAGATGTATATATTGGCACAACCCGACAAGAAAGAAGACAGCATCCTCAAAGTGCAAGACGATGCATTCCAAATTGCTCTTGACATATTAAAATACTTGGAAACACATAATATAGGTTTTTTAAAGATGCATGATTTCTCTATTATGCTTGTAAGCCACTATACCGATGATGACAGTGCAGGTGTAAGGTTGAGCATTGTTCTTGAAATGCCCTCACCACTCAATATATGTGACTATGAACAGAACTTCAACGATGAGCCTTATGAGGACGAACCTGACAAGGGAATTGATGTTCCGGAAAAAGAAATCAGCGAGGAACTTAAAATCAAGAAAACAAAATTGCCCACAAATAAATGTTGAAAGATATTTTATATAATTCATTAAGAGAACTGGCGATTGATATTAAAAACGAGGTTCTTAAAAGAATGGAATCCGATATTGGTATCAATAATAAAACCGGTCAGAATACACTTGTAGGTTCTGACCTTTATAAATCGGTTGATGCAAAAGTTACAGATGACAATACAATAGCATTTGAGATTGCGGATTATTACACATATGTCGTTGGTGGCAGAAAACCCGGTTGGGGCGTAGGACCGCCACATGGCTTTGTCGAGGGAGTTACAAGATGGGTAAGGAAGAAAGGAATACGTTTTTCTGGAATGACAGAGACACAGACAATATGGGCTTGTATCAACAGCATCGTTAAATATGGTATAGCGGCAAGACCTTTTATTGGAAACGGATTTTTCAATGATGACCCAGCATTTGTTTTGCCTTTTTTGGACAAATTTGTTGACGATTTCAGCAACAAGGTCTTTGATATGATTGTTGAGGAACTGGATAAATATTTTACTGATTGATTTCGTTTATTTTTATTAAAATATATTTTTTTCGAATGTGGTGGTCTGTGAAGATAACCACATTTATTTTTTTCTCATAATAATATGTTTAATTAAAAAACTGAATAAAATATGAATTTAACTTTTAATAATAACGATATTACAGCCTTTCAGCAGTACAAATCAGAAATGATTGTGTTTGATGACATTTACAATATTGTCAGTATGGAAGAGGAAATAACCGGTTCAAAAGAATTATGGTTAATAAGTGTAAACGGTTTAACAGCAACGGCAAACGCTCAATGGTCGTTGTCCTTTATGGGAAACACAATTACCAACGTAATCAACCCCAAGGATGCAAAGGGTAGTTTCTTTTATATTAAACAGAATGACAACGTATCAACCGCCGCCAGTATCTGCAACGCATTGAGGAATTGCCCAAATATATATGCCAACTTTTCAATATATACAGAGGGTCAGCCGTTGGTGACACTTGAGGCAAAAAATATCGGGAATGTAAATGACACCATACAGTCAAATATGGTCGGTCATGGTATATCGTTGACACACAATGATGGAACGGTTTCTTCCAACTTGCAAGGTGCAAATGTCATTTGTGAGGTGTTCGATGATACGACAAACGTAAATATACCTCTTATGAAGTCATTTTATAATGACGAGGTTGCATTTGATATTTCGTCTATTTTATCAACATTTGCCGAATACGAAGCCGTCAAGCCTTTCACTTGTATGGTCAGCCACATAGACAACGATGGAACATTCACAAGCGATGGACAATTCACAAGCCATATCGTCAAAGGATTCAAGACCTCATACAGTGAGAATTGGATTGAGAATTATTCGAAATTATTGATACCACATCCAGACGAATATAAATTGTGGACTTATGGCAACAAGATAGAGATAGCGTATTTTATAGATGGCTCCGGACGTACTTCTTTGACGTTTACAGCGATGGACAGCAACGGTACAGTACTTGATATCAACAGCAACACAATAAGCGGATACGGCAATCCAGAGATACGGAGAGCCGCATACACAATCCCAGGTCAATTATATAATTCCGTTTACAGTGTCAAGGTTGAGTTTGCGAATGATGAGGTAGTGTTCAATATTGCAAAACCGGTCAATACAGCAGCCGAATATCATAGGGTTGAATGGCATAACCCGCTGGGTGGTATCGGTTATTTTGACTTCGTTGGAGACGAAACGGAAACACTTTCAATAAACAAAAAGAATTATTACAAAAATATTTACGATTATTACACCAACCCTGCTTATGAGGAAGAAAAAGTCTATGACACCGGAAAAACAACTGAATACCAACTCACATCACACCTTTTGGAAAAGGATAGTTTATTTATTACCGAAGAAATGGCAAAATCGAAAGATGTATGGTTGGCAACAGAGGATAAGGTCGAACATATTATCATAACATCGGTTTCAGAGGAAAGAGATAACGCATATCCGAATCTCTTCAGAATAGTAATTAAATACCGCAAATCGTTTGAATAATTTGGTCATGTCACCATAAAGTCTTATATTTACAAAAATTAACAATGTAAAAATATAGATTATGGAAGAAATATGGGTTGATGTAAAAGACTATGAAGGTCTGTATCAAGTTTCAAATTGTGGTAGAATAAAAAGTCTGGAAAGGTATGAACAATGTGGAAACCATCTACGCATTCGAAGAGAAAGAATATTAAAACCAATTATTAATGATTATGGTTATATAGTAGTAAATCTCTTTAAAAAGAGAAAAATAACACAATATCAAGTACATCGTTTGGTTGCAGAAGCATTTATACCTAACCCATACGATTTGCCAGAAGTGAATCATAAAGATGAAGACACAAAAAATAATTCTGTTTTCAATTTGGAGTGGTGTACACATTATTACAACATCAATTATGGAACAAGAACAAAAAGGGCAACTGAAACACAATTAAACAGAAAAGACAGTTCAAAAACAGTTCTCCAATACACCACAGACGGACAATTTGTAAAAGAATATCCATCGGTAAAGGAAGCAGCAAGGCAAAATGGTTTTAATTTTGGGCATATTGCAAGTTGTTGCAGAGGGGAAATAAAAACATCAAGAGGATATATATGGCGATACAAAAATATGTTTAGTTAAAAAACTAGACATATTTTTTTTATGGTAAAATATATTTTAGAAGTAGAAGGTGAAATGTTGGATTTGGGTTCAAACTTATTAGATGTACGTTTGAACAATCAACGTTTTAATCCAGTTTTTAATAAAAGTGTCGAAAGTGAATATTCATTTTCCTTTGAAATACCGTCCACACCGAAGAACAACCGCATATTCAACTATGCGGATAACCTATCAAAACCATCCAAGTTCAATAGGAAGTATTCGGCAAGGCTGTATGTTGACGAGACATTGATATTTGAGGGTCATTTAATCATCAATTCATATTCTTATTCGAAGAAGACCTACAACGTCAATCTGGTGGTTGTCAAGGTCTATGACGGACAGAATATGTTCGGAAAACATGTATTGTCTGATTTGGTATGGGAAGTTGATTACCAAGGTGCTGACACCATCAATCAGATAAACGGCTCAAATGAGAAATATTTCTTTCCTTTGGTCAGTTATGGAAAATGGCAGAAAGTTCCTTACTACACAGATGATGTTGCAAGCGATTACACAAGCAATAAGTTGATAGATGAATATTGCCGTTTCTGGCACAATTCGTTTCCACCTTCGTTGAATATGTTGGAGGTCATGAAAAGGTTGTTCGAACAATTCGGTGGTGTGAATGTCGGTGGCTCTGCCTTCTCCGACCCACAACTAAACAATATATTTATGAGTTATTCTATTGCTGATGACCAAAACCCACAATATAATTTGGGAAATGAAAAATTCGGCAGGGTTCATATCACAAACGCAACGGTCAACACAACGACAGACGATAACAAATGGACACAAAAATTGGATTTCCCTTACCGGAAAGTAAAGGAGGCGATAAACAGCGGTATGTCATACACCGGTAGGACTGAATACAATTATTCAAGTGCCATCATACACAATTTGCTTGGCAATGGAACAATTACAGAGCCATGTTATATGTATGACCCAGAGGAACGTATGATAATAGCACCAGCGGACGGATTTTATGAGATAACATTAACTGTAAGCGGTTCAATGAATGCACCGTCAACAACATTCAGGGCAAACCAATGGTTCACTTCTTATGAGCAGGACGAGGAAATGGTTGACAATCATCAGGTCACCTTCGCAAAGAATTTCAACGGTGAAACGCCAATTGAAATTCAACTTGTCAAGAATTATGATGACAATGTTGAATTGATAAAGGGAAAGAAAAATGTATGCTATATGACTGGTGACCCCACACAACAATCATACACTTACCAAGGTGGTTCTTACCAAGGTGGTACATATCCGAATAAAAAAGAGTGGGAAACAGACTTTCCTCACCAAGCGTTATATGCGAGTGAATTACCTACAGAGGAAAACGGCATAACAAGGGCTGCAATCATAAGTGTCGCCGAAAATAAACAGGCTGGTGGTTTCGGCGGTTCAAGGGGTGCTTTCAGCGGTGGCGCAAGGACGTTGGAGACATATTACAGTGGTATGTTGGGTTATATGCACAAGGACAACAAGGTGATGCCATATGATTCAGCCGTTAATCCCAATTTCATTTGCGGTTTCTCAACAATGGACGGTGGCAATACTGTTTCAGTGCTGAAAGACGGATATTCATATGACAGAGGTAATGTTGACGAAAATCATGTGTTCGCAAATGTGGACGGTATGGAACAAGTTGTAAAGGATTTGACAACCGGTGTTATAACAAAGACACCGACAACGGTCAATCAAAATACTTATAACAATGCACCAAACAATTATTTTTCTGCAACTTCCACATCTTTCTCTGGAAAGGTGACTTGTTGTGTATGGTTGAATAGTGGTGACAAACTTGAATTGTTGTCTGTTATCCGAGATTTCAACGGTCAACAGAAATATGGCTGCACAATCAATTATGAACTTGACATAAGGGCAATATCACCCAGAACATGGAAATTGACAAAGGTTGACCCCAACTTTTCGTATAGTATGCAGACGGAATTTCCTTATTTATTGAATTTGGGTAATTTCCTGAACAAGGACACACAAATATCGGACTGGATAGAGAATGTGAAGAACACTTTCAACCTCACCATAACGATGGACAGCAATAACCTTTCGATAGACAGCAATAAGACCACAAGCCTTACCCAGTCAACAAATGCAATCGACCTTGACAAAAAAACGAATATATTCAAGAGTGATATAACATCGCAATCAATTGACTATCCGAGTAAGATGGGCGTTGAATGGTCAATAAACACTGACGAATATGGTTATGAGACAACAGTTCCTGACGAACATATAAACGATTCAGATTGGGAAGATTGGGGAAAACGAGGTTCGGCAATAATTGAATTGAACAACCCGATGAATGAGGAAGAGGAAATTGAGCAGGTACAGTTCTCATATTGTTGGTACACACCTTTTACCAAAGATACAGAGGTGTATGATATAGCAACAATAGCACTGTCAGAAAATATGATTGATGATTACCATGATACCGGTGATACAATGTCAAAGGACGGTTATTCGCTTACACAGAGGTTCTGGTACAGAGTACAACAGTCAAATGACACATTGCCGCTTGCAAGCAATGGAAACGAAGAGGTCTATATAACGTTAACCCAAAACAATTATGGTAATTTCAATTTGTCATATTATACTGACGAAGAGAGTATATTCACCAGATATTTCAACGGTTCTATTATCACCAACACCTCAAACTACGTTAAATTGAAGGCATATCTCACAGCGGAAGAATACAAGGCATTGCGAGGAGGAAGTTTAGTAAAATTTGATAAAGATTTGTATTTATGCCAGAACATAAGTGGTTATGACCCGTCCGGACAAAACGAAACGGAAATAACCTTATACAAATGACCATTTGAAGCCATATGAAGTAGTGAGTTTTCCATTGCAACATCTGGATATATGAGAATGGCTGAAACCTAATGAAGACTCAATTTCTCTAATGCTTTCCCAAATCTTAATATAATTGCCGGTTGTTACATCTATTTGTGCAACCGGTTTTTTATTTTTTTGACTTAATCTGTTTTTTACCTTTGAATTTTCTGAATGTCTTTTTCCATACATAGGATGGTTTTCACCTTGTCTTTGTTCACTCATTTTCTTCTTGGCTTCTTCTGTATGGTGTTTTCCTTTTTGTGCATTACTCATATTTACCAAAGTCAACGGATTATTCAAATTATCTTTTCTTGATACAAGTATTAAATTATTTAATGAACAATCAGTTTTTATTGTGTTTATATGGTCAATTTCTAATTCTTTCGGTATCTCACCGTTGAAATACGTCCATATAACTCTATGACGAGAAATACGAGAAGAAGAACCGTCTTTTAATTTGTAATTATTTTGTATGTAACCATGAACATTTGGAGTTTCTTCCATAAAATCATTTTTTGCCTTTGAAAAAATTCTTCCGTCCTCATAAATAATATAACGGTCAAAGTCAATATCAGTTTCTTTCATATTCTATATATTTATATTGTTAATATTTGTAAATATAAGACTTAAGATTGAACTGACCAAATATGTTTAATATAAAAAATATTTAAGTTATGGCAGATAAAAAGGTCTATACGATAGTTATCAATGGCATCACTGAGTCGGTGGATGCCGTTGACAGTCTTTTAAAGAAATTAGACAATTTAGAGGAAAGAATCAATGCCCTCAATCAAAAAGGAATAAAGGTTGAGGGTTCTGGTGGCTCATCAGGGGGTGGTTCGAAAAGCCGGGTTTCAGACCTTACAGCGGAGCAAAAGATTATTGACCAAATCAACCGCTCACAAGAGAAGAGAGAAGTGTTGGAGGGTGAAATCGGAAAGAAACTTGCGGATGAAAAGCAAGCAATGAAAGAATTAAATGCCGAACAGAAATCTCTGGCCGCAATGGACAGAATTGAAAAAAGCGGTATTCTCAATGGTGGAGACTTACCAAAAACAATGTTGGGTATGAAATCGGAATTGGCAGACATTAAGGCTGCTATGCAGTCAATGGAAGTAGGTTCTGACGAATTTCTGAAAGCCACCCAGAGGGCAAACGAACTTAACGATGCTTTAAAGAAAATAGAGGAAACATACGGTCAGTATGGTCGCAATGTAGGCAATTATGCAGGCAGTATCGCAGATGCGTTAGGCGCAATGGACGGTATCACCATAAAGATTGGTGAACAAGAGGTGAAGTTCAATTCGACCAAAGAGGCGATGAGAACAATGAAAGAAAACCTGAAACAAATGACCGTTGAGGGCAAACAAGGTGAGAAAGCGTATGACGATACAATTAAAGCCTTACATGAGTTGGAAATGGCTTTACAAGAGGCTGACAGTGCAATAAATGACGTAAAAACATCTTCACAAGGTATGGACACAGCACTTGACTGGATGCAGTCATTCGGTGCAATGGGTCAGATTACACAAGGTTTCAGCGCATTCTTTGGAAACACCGGTTTTGAGGAAAGTATTCAGAAACTTATGTCTCTTCAATCAATGTTGCAAGGTCTTGAACAATTGAGGAAACAGATGAACACCGGTGAGGGATTTGGTGGTATGTTCAAATCAATGTCACAAGGTGCTGACGAAGCCGCTGCAAAGATGTTGAGGGTTAAAGGCGGTATGGAAGGACTTGGCAATGCTTCCAAGGCTACACAAATTGCGGTAAAAGGTTTATCAACAGTTATGAAGGGTCTTGCAGGACTTGGTATCGGTCTGCTTATAGACGGAGCGATGAAACTTGCTGATAAGGTTGGCAGTCTTATAAATGGTTGGATTGGTGGAAATGATGCGGTTATTGATTCAAACAAGGCTGTTGCCGCAAGTATTGAGTTTGAGAATAAGCGATTGGAAGAGCAAGAAAGGCAATTAAAAAAGAATTTTGCAGAAGGTAAGATTAATAGTCAGCAATTATATGAAGAAACGGTAAAAGCACAAAGGGATGCATTTGAAAATGCATTGGATGAACTTGATGAATTCATTGGAAAAAGCGATGAAATTAGTAATAAGATTAGGGATAGGCTTCAAGGTATTCAAAAAGGAAAAGGAATAGGAACAGAATGGTACACCCCAAGAATAGAAATAAATGATATTGAAGAAGGAGAGAAGGAGTTTGAAAAATGGGATGCGGCTGTCACAAAACACATAACCATATGGGATGAAATGTTGGCAAGGGGTGATGAAGGTGTTCAGTATTATGCAAAGGGAGCAAGGGAGTTGGCAACAAGTGTTGAAGACACACAACAAGAACTTCAGGCAATCAATGCGGTTGGCTTTGGTGAATTGAGGAAAAAATTCAGGGAAGCCATTGAAGCAATGAAAGAAGATACTGATAAAGGTATTGCTAAAATCAATGAATTATATAAAGAATTAACAAGTAGCAAATGGTTAAGTAGTGTTCTGAATAATCCGTCTAATCTTATTGATGTACAAGGTTTTGCCACCCTTGTAAACCAAGTTAAACAAATGTTTTATGGTTTATACAATACTGCACAACAAGCCCCTAATGACCCATTTGCATTAAGAGAATTGGAAGCAAGTACATTAACAGGCGTTGCAAAAAGGAATGAACAAATTAAAATTGCAAATGACAGATTAAGAGAACAATGGGCAGGAAATGCGGAAGCATTGAAAATGATTGACCAAAAAGAGGCTAACGAATTAGCAGAAGCACAAAAACAATCTGGTGCAGCAAGAGTTAAAACAGCAAAAGCAACCGCAAAACAAACACTGGATGTCGAAAAGGAAAAGTCAAGACTTGAAATTGAATTGATGTCAGAGGGTCTTAAAAAACGTATTGCCCAATTGAACAAACAAAGGGATGAGGAACTTAAAAAGGTCAAGGGTCATAAAGAACTTGAATTAAGGGTAAACCAGTTGTATGACAAGAAAATAGTTGAAGAAAGAAAGAAATATGCGGATGAGACAAAGAAGATATATGAGGATTTGTACCGCAATATTCTTGACATGACAATCAATAATCTTCAAGGTCAACTTGATTTGATGGATGACGAACTTGATGATAGGTTGAAAAGAATGTATGACAGAAGACCTATAACCATATTTTCCGGAGTATCTGAAATGTTCACCGGAAGTTTGGATTCCGAACAAATGAATTGGGTAAATGAGTTCTCCGCATTGTTAAAACAATCTGATGAATTTACGTCCAAATTGCAAAACGCATTTAATAAAGGTCTGGACACAACTGAAATACAAAACCAATTGGATGCCGTTGATAAAAGATTGATGGATTTGCAAAAGAAATATGATGAAAAAGGATGGCGGAAAGTTTTTGGTCTTGATTCACATGAAATTGTGACCTATTTCAGAAATTTTGATTCAACATTCCAAGAATCAACTGACAGTTTTGTCGATTATATGAATAAGACAAAAGCGTTCTGGAATAATTACATCAACCAAATCAAGAAAAATATTGGTGATGAATATGAAACCAGACAGTCACTTATTAAGAAGAACCGGGAAAAGGAAGAAAATGACAATAAGACTTGGAGAAAAGAGCAAATTGAGAAACTGAACGAACATCACAGAAATTTGGAGCAAGATGACAAGAGGTCAGCAATGCAAAGACAGATGGACACAGTTCAATATAATCTTGACCTTCAGAAAATCATTATTGCAGCCAAAATACAACAAAAACAAATTGAAGAAAAATACAATCGGGAAAGAGAAGAAACAAACAGAGAGTATAATGCGAAGATAAACGAGCAGACCAAGGAAGCCAACGCTAAGAGACTTAATGACGATATAAGGTCGTTGCAGTCGTATTCGCAAATTGTATCAGACAATCTTCAATACCAACCGGTAAAAAACGAATTTGGTTTTATGCAGGTTGCGAAGACAAACAAAGTGTTGAGAGAAACCCTTGAAGGATTATTGATTTTAAGACAAAAAATAATCGAAACAAGAGATGAGGCAACAAGAATGTGGGATGCCGGAGATTTATCAACTGACGAGTACAACAACGCACTTTCCGACCTCAAAAACCAAATGGACGGTTTGGAAAAGAAAATCAAAGAAGTACAAGATGGTCTCTCTTGGGAGGGTAAATTGCAAGATTTCTTCCAAAATCTTCAACAATATTACAGTGCCATTTCTGATTCATTCCAAACCATATTGTCAGAGTTCCAGAACAACCAAGATTATATGATTGAAAGGCAAATGGACGCTCTTGACAAGGAGAATGAGGAACTTCAAAAGAAACTTGACGAGAACGAGAAAATACTTGAACGTCACAAGAACAACGTTGAAAAGATTGAGGGTGAATTGGCTGATGCGAGAGGTGACAGAAGAGAACGTCTTATTGACGCACTGAACCAAGAAATAATCGCACAACGCAGAGCACAAGCAGAAAAGGAAAAACTTGAAAAGGAACAAGAAAAGATTGAGGAACGACAAAAAGAACTTGAAAAGAAACAAAAGGAATACGAATATCAGAGAGGTCTTCAACAGATATTGTTCCAAACTTCACAAGCGGTTATGCAAGCCGCAACAAATAACTGGCCAATTCCTGCAATTCCTTTGATGGCTCTCGCAGCCGCAACCGGTGCAACACAATATGCACTTGCAAGACAAAGAAAGCCTTATGCGGAGGGTGGCATACTGGATGGTTTATCACATGAGAACGGTGGCATTTCAGTTGGAAACAGCAATATCGAGGTTGAAGGCGGTGAATACGTTGTCAATAAGAGGTCAACGGCAAACAACACAGAGTTGCTTAACCTTATCAATAACTCTGACAGACAATTGACACCTTCTGACCTTATGAACTTTGCGACAAATATGTCGGTAAGTCCTTTGGATGTGAATATGCCGGAAAGTTCAAGTCTTGAGACGGCATTTGTCGCTTATGCCCAGAGACCTATTGTTGTAGATGTGAGGGAAATAACGTCAAGGCAAGAATCAGTACGGAATGTGCAAGTATTAAGCGGAATACGATAAGTATTCCGTTTTTTATTGTAATTGTCTTGGATAGTATGTTTATAAAAAAGAAAATGTGTTTTAAAAAAATGACAAATAAACAGAAAATGAACATTCAACTCTGGTTGGGGGTCGCTCTTGCAATCAGTGGTGTTATTTTAATCTTCCTCTCTTTCATCGTCCCACCTCTGGGCGTTATCCATGCGTCAGTATTGGCGGCAATCGGCGAGATATTCACATTCAGCGGTGCATTGATTGGGATAGATTACTCATATAAATATAAACATGAGAAGATAAGAAGGGAATACGGTGATGATGAACAAACAGAGGGTTCTTGAAAGTATATGTCTGGTTATAATCGCATTTATCTTTGCTTGGCTGTTATTCTCCAAAAATGAGAAAATAATAACCGAAACAAAGGTTGAAAAGACGGAGAAACATGACACCATATACAAAAGAGACACATTGACATTGACCGCATTTAAGGAAAAACCGATTGAAATAATCAAGACCGATACATTCATTACGACAAAGAAAGATACAGTCATATTGCCAACAGAAAAAAAAGAGTTTGAAAGAACTGTTTGCTCAAACGTTGACACTGCAAAAGTAAAAGTATATACCACCGGTATCAATACGACACTTGACAGTGTGTCAGTGTCATTTAACCGAAGAGAAATAACCAATACCATATATATAAAAGAAACGAAGACCAAACAGAAAAAGAAACTGATTTCAATATCCCCACAAATAGGCGCAGGATATGGGTTTTTCAACAAGAAACCTGACATTTATGTCGGTGTTGGTGTGTCGTTCAATTTTTGAGCCATATCAAGGAGTGTGTTTATATAAGATAATAATTGTATAAAACACACTTAATTATGAAAAAGAAATTTAAGAAATTTTTCAAAGCATATATGGAGAATTGGATGAAAATGTATGAGCCTTGTTTAAAAGCGGGAATTAACCCATTCATATAATAAACTAAAAAACTAATCAATATTATGAGCGGAAGTTATATATATCTGAAAGAAAAATATTATCAGAAGAAAAGGAGAATAACGGAAATTATTCTTCATTGTTCGGCAACACCAGAGGGTAAGGATTTCACCGTTGACGATATTAGGAAGTGGCATCTTGCCAGAGGTTTCAACGACATAGGCTACCATTTTGTCATATATAGGGATGGTTCTGTTCATAATGGCAGGCCATTGGAAAAGTCCGGTGCGCATTGTCTGAAACATAATTCAAACAGCATTGGCATTTGTTATATTGGCGGTGTGTCAAAGGACGGAAAGACACCAAAGGACACAAGAACGAAAGAACAGAAAGAAGCGTTGATACAACTTGTCAGCGACCTCTTGTGCGTTTATCCAGATGCAACAGTACATGGTCATAATGAGTTTGCGAATAAGGCTTGTCCGTCCTTTGATGTGAAAAAAGAATTGGGTTCATATTACAATATTGAAAAATAATAATAACAAAGGGGGATAGCCGTATTACTATCCCCCAACATCTTTTTGACATCAAAACAGATATTTTTTTTTACAAATATTTTTGCATCTGTTTTCTCCAGTTTGAATAAGAATCATTTCCGCTTGTTCCACCGTTTCCGGAATGGACATTTAGTGGTTTGGTCGATGGCTTCCCATTTAATTCTGAAATCTGGTTTTTGAGTGTTTTAACTTCTTCAAGAAGATTACGAATCAACTCTTCCTGAGGATTTGGTTTAACCTCTTCGGTTGGCTGCTCAACCACTTCTTCTTGGGTTGGTTGTTCTACAACGGTTTCTTGTTGTTCTGTTTCAACGACCTCTTCTTTGGTCTGCTCCGCTACTGGTGCTTGTTCTTCAACAGTTGGTGTTTCAACAACCGTTTCTTGGGTTGGTTGTTCTTGTGCTTCCATATCCTCATAATGGACTGGTTCAATCGTATTTTGTTCTTTTGTCTCTTCTTTGGATTGTTTTTCAATCTGACGGTCAAACTCTTCCATTGAAACGGCACACTCGATAGAAAAACCTCTTAATTCACCGGAACGGATGCGCTCCCATGTGTCAATTGAATCAATATGATAAGTTTGCATCCATGTTCCTTTTGGGAGTTTCTTGAACCCCATTGCATTTGCCTTGTCATTATCTGGGTCATTTATGAGCCATTGTTCAACAAGATATGCTGAACCGCCTTGTGCCAAATCGTCATCATGCATCAGATTAACGTTCATCTGTCTGAAATTTTTGAGAAAATTCTGTGACATCTTTTCAATTGCTTCCTCACTGAACACAATATCATATTCTTCACCATTTGGGGTTAACCGATATATTGGTAAATTTGGGATTGCCACTGGACCCGTTACGTTATGTTTTTCATCACTTGAAAAATGCAACGATGTTTCTTCGCTGGAAAAAGCAAGGAATGGTATCTCAATAGCAGGGTCATCGACCAGACTGCAAGCGAATGTGTCTGCATCCGTCACCAAGTATTTTTTACGTTTTTTATCCATCTTAAAATAATTTATTAACTTCTTTATATACTTAAACATACGAATAGGTATTATTTTTTATTAAACATATTTATTAGACAGCATATTTCCAAATGAAACCACCGGTGGTTTTCCTTTTTCCGTTACAACAATTGCATATTTTTCCAACATTAATACCTGTTTGTCTTCCCGCTTCTTGCATTGATGGGTATTCTGCAACAAAACACTGGTCATCTTTTGTATATTGAAGAACTGGTTTTGATTGCTTTTTGTGATTTATATGCCCACTTACAAACCATACCATTTCTTTTAACCAACCCATCCTTTTCGCCTTGTAATACGCATTACTGCTCCCTATTTCAAAATCAATTTTTGTCTTATATTGCTTTGCTTCTTCAAAAACTTTTTCTTTTGGCCATTTCCCATGATTTATTGCACCAATTGAACCACTACCAATACCAGTTTTTGCAGTATTCAATATTTTATAACCTCTGTCCTTATAATAGTTTTTCCAATAATCCTCTTGTATAAGGGCCTCTGCAATCGTCAGATTATCTTCAATAATTTCCATTGGTGGAACAGCAAAACCATTTTCTCTGGCATATTTGGCAACGGTATCGTTACCAATTCTGTATATATGCTCTCTGTCTCTTATTTTTTGTCGGTGCATTAATGTCCGACCCACATAAATTGAGTTGGTTTCTTGAAAATAATATTTATAAACACAATCATTCTTTTCGGTCAATAGTTTTAATCTCCCGTCTACCAACCAATCAAACTTGTCCAACCAATTGTTTCTTCTTGCAGCGTTATAGGCACTTCCGCAACCTTTTTGGAATTCTTTCTTTGTTTTATACTTCTTTGCTTCTTTGTAGCAATTTTCATATTTATCCCAATATCCTGCTGGCTTTCTCATAATTTTACACAAATTTACATTTAACAATAAATATTAACTTTCGTTGCAAACATGTGTCTTAAGTCCTGACCAACCAAATAATTTTTAATAAAAAATGTTAAAAGTATGTCGTTTTTCGCTCAAATATGTTTATGTCAGATAATTAAGAAAATAAGAATTTAAATTATATTAGAATTATGGCAACAACTGTTGATTTTACAGATTTAAACTATTGTGGCGAAGAAGGTAATAAAATCTTTGCGAAGGATGTGTATGAGTTGCCCCTTTATGACCAGATTACACTCATGGATGGAGTGAAGTCGAAACGAAAAATCTATTCTGGTGAACTGGGCGATTTGTGGAAAGAATACACTTGTCAGTTTGAACCAACCGGTGAAGTTAAATTAAGCGAAGATTATGTGGAGGTAACTCCGATTGATTCGGCGGCTGAAATTTGCTTCGATGAATTTTGGGATAACTATTTAGTGGAAAGTACCAGAATCAGTCTTCAAGGACAAATCCCTGCTCCTTTCAGTGAGTGGTTCTTCGACAGATACCGCAAACAACTTTCCAAAGAGTACATGGAAATTTTTTGGCAAGGCGATACTTCATATGCCGGAGCCACAAAGACTTATCTTAAAATAGTTGACGGTATTGAAAAGAAACTTGCTACCGCACTTACCGGTACTTCTTCATTGATTAGCGGTTCTGCTTTCACAGTAAATAACATTTTGGCTCAGGTTGAGGCTGCTATTATGGCTTCCATCGAAGTCGCTGCTGCGAATGAAGTTGATTCAGAGAACTTTAAGGTAATGCTTAATCACTCAGACGCTCGTATCTTGGAGGTGGCTCTTGGAAAAGATTGTTCTTGCAACAATGTAAACCAAATCTTTAATAATTATAGTCGAGAAAATGGGAAAATTTACATCATGGGCTATGAGGTTCTTGAAACTCTCCAAAGTCGCAATACCATCATAGTTGGACCAGCGAAGAATCTTGTTCTTGCATTTGATACATTTGATGCAAAGACTTCCTATATGTTGAAAGACATGAGGGAAAGCACTCTGGACAACTCATTTAGAGTAAGAGCCTTGACAAATATCGGAACCGGTATTCTTTATCCTGACCTCTTCGTAATGAGCAAACCTTAATAACAATTGAAAATAAATAGTTAAAACATTAAAAGATATGAATTGCAAATTACAAAATAACATCTTGAAGAGCAATTTTTGCGGCTATTCTCTCCCAGACATCGTAAAAATTTATCTCATAAATTATGATGATGTTGAAAATGTTGAGGCTGACATACCAGTAACCGGAGCACAAACAACCAATTGTTCGGAAGTGTCAGACATCAAATTGGTTGAAAATGCAGAAGTGTACGTTATAGAGCCTAACACTGGCGCAAGTTTCTCTGATGCACTTACAATTGGCAACAACGGTAATAAGTACAGAGTACACAGTGTCGTATTTACCTCCCCAGGTTCCTATGACGCTTGTGCTCATGATAACACTGATTCTCTCGCACTCGGCAAATACATCGCTGTTGTTAAAACTGCTGAAGGTTCTTACCTTATGCTTGGCAGACTTGCCGGACTTGAAGCATCGGAACAGACACTCAACGGTGGGGCAGACAACTCTGGTGTTTCCACCACTTTGAGCGGAAACCAAACTGAAAGTGCAGTACCACTTTCTGCAACCGCAGTGACGAAACTTGAATCATTGGTACATAATGATTAATTATTGAACTAAATTTAGTTTTTATATATTCTCATATTCTATGGATAAGGGTGATGCGAGATGCTATCGCCCTTATTTTTTTGTGGCATAATATGTTTATTACAAAAAAGATTATATGATTTGTAATTATAATATTGATGCCCTTTCAAAAGAGGTGTATTTGATACCGGAAATTGTCATTGACAACCAAGAGTTGATAATTGACTTGAACACACCATCAACCACATTGTCAAACGCTTTCCGTTTGAAAACCTTGAGTGTGACCAATACCGAAGAAACCCAGAGGAACGGACAAAAGACAGAGTTTGTTCATGAGATTGCTTTCCGTCTGTATGGACTGAACAGAAACCTCATTGACGTTATATTGTCTAATCGTTATTTCGGCTTTAAGACAGAGGATGGTGACATATTTCTTCTCAATCCTCAATTACCAATATTTGTGACCTATGATGTCGAATTGGACGAGAACAAAAACTTGCTCACAACATTCCATTGCGCTGTAAAGAGTAATTTTCCATTTGTTCCGGTTGAGAGTATAACAACCATAACGGATATGAACGGTTATGACACTTGCAATTATGGCATTGAGGCATATATCACACTTGAATATAACAAGAAATGTTATTCAAAGAGGTTTAATGATGAAATAAAAACAATAGATGGTGAACCTTTCAGACAGATAGATTTCTTATCCAATACTGTGAAATACACTGAAAGATTTGACGGAAAAACCATAACCGAAGAACTTGTTTTCGCATTGCCAGTTGATTCAGAAATGAAACATTATGGCTTTGTCGAAAACGACCCTTTGAACCGTTGGTCATTCATTATCAGAATGGGCGATTATTTCATTCCTATCGGTTTCAATAACGGTTTGGTGTGTGGTTATTCGGTTGAGCAAAATAACGAAGCAGGGAGCGTTTCTTTGACGTTTACAGACAAATATGATACCGGTCTTAAAACAGACACATATCAGACATTGACAAAGACAACCGCAACCGGACATAAATGGAGATACATAAAGGACGAGAGCATATATTACGACAAGAACGAGATGCAATATGTCCTTCAACAAAAATTCGACGCATTTGAGAACAAAGTGGATGAATATAAGTCATTTGGCAATTTAACATTTGACAATTACAACATTGTCGGACATTTTGATGATGTTGTGACATACGAAGACCAATATGCCCAAAATCCTTTCTATCTCGATACCAACCTAACCTCTATGACATTTTACAAATTGAATGAGCAAAAGGTATTCTATGTGTCGAGCAATTATGACACATGGGAATTGAGTACGACTTCTTCAAGTATGACGATTTCACCGGATTACGGTCATGCGAATGAATATGTGATTGTGACCATAACCAACGGAATAGACCCGAATGAGGGCGAGGATGACGGATTGATAACGATAAACATTACAGACCCGTCCCTTGAAAACCCAGAGGAACAGAGTTGGAATTTCTATGTGAAGAAGAAACCGGAAGAAGAGATATTCCCAAGCGGAACGACATTCTCAACGGATTATAAAGCACAAATGGTCGAAATACCTTTTAATTGCGTTATAACGGCTGTTTCCGGTTCAAGCGCATATTTGGATGGAAACAATATAATAGTGCCTCTGACGGAAAATACATCGGCAATGGGAAAGAACAAGACGATAACCGCAACAACCGAATACGGTGAATATACCTTGCATGTTCAACAGAATGGAGCATTGAGAAGTTGGGTCGTTGACGGTTCTGCTTGCGATGGTCTGGATTTGCGACAGATATTGCGTTTGATTATTGCCGGAGAGCGTACAAATCAAACAAAATTCGGTGATGTTATCCAATCCGACTATTGCAAGGACGTTGAGGTTAAAGACGTTGAGACCGAAGATGTCTATTGCGATGGTACAAACGCATGGAAAATAGTAGAGACAAGGGAATCATATGACAACTTTTCAACGTACAGAGTAATAAACAAGACATTGGGAAGTTGGCTTTACACTTGTCGCAACGCAACCATGACCTATGTATGGGAACTGACAGACATCGATGGTGCGTTTGATGGGGAGTGCTGCCTTATGTACAAGAAAAGGGTATATTATGGTGGCGACCGGACAACAATCAATGACGTTGTGCCTTGGCAACTGTCTGCAAATGGTGACGGTTCACAACAAGTTATCCCATGCTCATAAAAATATGTTTATAATTGAAAATAAAATAATTATATAAAAGATAGATTCATGTATAATTTAGTTGAAAAAACAGATAGTTATCTTCAATTTGAAGATGGTGATAAGAAAGTCCTTGTACCAACCAGTCAAGGTATCATAGTGAACGAGGAAAATAACGTAAGCACATTAAAGGCTATGCAGTGCCGTAAGAATGTGCTTTCATTTACGGAGGAATAAGCCTATGATATGCCGCATTGATAAAAATATAAAGAAAGGGTGCTCTCCTTATGTCTTACCGGACGTTAGGGAAATATACCTTTTGAATTATTCGGATTTTGACGGTTATGACGTTGACAATTGTGAATATTGTGTCAACTGGAAAGAGGGTAGCAAATGGTATCGGATTGACGTTGAAAATGCTTCATTTTCCGATTCATTGGCGATTGGCAACAACCAGAACAAATATCGAAACGTAAGTCTTACGTTCTCGCTCTATAACTCAAAGGATGCTTGCGTTGAGGAAGCCTACAACGCAATAGTATTGGGCAAATACGTTGCGGTGTTCTATGCAAACGGAGTGTGGTATGTCAGCGGACTATTGAACGGTATGACCGTCAACGAGAGTGCTTCTGACAGTGAATCACATACGATAACGTTGGAAGAAAATACGACCCTCACAAGCCAAATACTTAATGCCGAATGTGCGCAAGATGTCGTTGACAGTGCAAACGGTGAAGAACCGACACCACCAGAACCACCGACACCTCCTTCACCATATGATGATATTGTTGCAAGTTTCGAAGTCACATCTACGGAAAATGTGACAAAAATATTGGGTCTTCCAGAATCGGTAATAGATAGATATATTGGCAATCAGAGAATTGACAATGTGTTGCAAGAGACCATTCATGGCAATTACCTTTTTGACAGTTTAGGTGCTCATGAGGTCAGATACAAATATTTGAACAATTATAGTTATTCACTTTTTGACGGTTGCAAAGATTTGGTAAGTGTCAGTTTTCCGGAAATAGTGACAACCATCGAGGCTTCTAATTTTGATGGTTGTACGAACCTTTATGCAGTGAGCATACCATCTTCGGTAAATGATATAAGATTACCTAACAGTAATGTCGGTTTGTTCAAAAATTCCGGTGATATATCATTTATTGTCGTTGACGAGGATAACCAAACATATGATTCAAGAAATTTTTGTAATGCAATTATTGAAACATCATCCAATATACTAATTGTCGGCGGAAAGGACACAATCATACCGAATACTGTTGTCTCAATTGGTGATGGTGCTTTTTATGGACGTACCGGACTTACAAGTATAATGATACCAGATAGTGTCACTTCAATTGGTCGTAATGCTTTCAGTCATTGTAGCGGTCTTACAAACATTACAATACCAAATAGTGTCACCTCAATTGATAATAGTGCTTTCACCGATTGTACCGGTCTTACAAGTATTACGATAGGCAATGGTATTACTTCAATTGGTAATAATGCTTTCAATAGTTGTACCAGTCTTACAAGTATAACAGTTGAAGCAACAACACCTCCTGCACTTGATGCTGTAAGTGCATTCAACAACACCAACGACTGCCCAATATATGTACCTTGTCAGAGTGTTGAAGCATATAAGACAGCGACCAATTGGAGTCGTTTGGCATCCAGAATTACTTGTGTCCAACCAGTAAGTGGTGATTTAATAGGAACATTCAATGTGACAAGTACAAGCAATTACACATACCTTACTGGTTACAACAGAACTTCTTATTTCTCGTCAATGGAAATTGACAGTGTGGTACAACAAGATGTTTATTACAGATACAGATTCCCGACAACCGGTGAACACACTGTTAAATATACATTGGTTGATAATACAACTATTGGTGAATATGCTTTCAATGGTTGTGTAAATATGATTGACGTTAATATACCAAATACAATAACAACAATTGGTGGTAATGCTTTCAGTGCTTGTAGTGCCCTTGAAACAATAACGATACCGAACAATGTCATAACAATCAGTAATAATGCTTACAACACTTGTTCTGGTCTTACAAGTGCTATAATCGGTAGCGGAGTTACCACTATTGGTGCTAATGCTTTCAGTGCTTGTAGAAATCTTACGTCAATAACTGTTTTGGCAACAACTCCACCTACACTTGGTGATGTAAACGCATTTGCAGATACAAATAACTGTCCTATCTACGTTCCGTCGGCAAGTGTTACAGCATACCAGACAGCAACCAATTGGAGTAATTATGCATCCAGAATAAATCCTATAACATAAATATTATAATTTCTAACAAAATATGATTTGCAAATTAGACAAAAATATCAAGAATTATTCTTGCGGTTATCATTTACCGGATATCAAGGAAATATATCTTCTCAATTATGAGGATTTCAACGGTTATGACGTTGACAATTGTGAATATTGTGTCAACTGGAAAGAGGGTAGCAAATGGTATCGGATTGACGTTAATGACGATACAACCTTTGCCGATACCCTCACAATCGGAAATGCCGGAAATAAATACAGAAACATAAGGCTCACATTCTCAATTGCCAATCATGCGGATGCTTGTGTGGAAGAAGCATACAACGCAATAGTATTGGGCAAATATGTCGTTATGTTCAAGTCTGACGGTGTATTCTATGTAAGTGGACTTATGGACGGTATGACCGTCAACGAGAGTGCTTCTGACAGTGAATCACATACGATAACTCTGCAAGAGAATACCACACTCACCACACAGATTATGAGTGCCGAATGTGGACAAGACGTAATTGATTCCGCAAATGGTGAAGAACCAGAACCGCCTCAACCAGAGGGTCATTATCTTGCGAGATTTGTCTTTAATGACAATGGTTTAAGCAGAGAATATATATTGGAATGCGGTGAGAGCAACAGAGTTACAGCGGAAGACATGGCAACAGCAAGGGAATCGGTTATATCCGGAAGATTTACCGCTGTCAAGATTGGTGATTGCTGCAAGACGATAGACGAGCAAACATTTGCAAACGAGATAGATTTGACCACTGTGATGATATGGCCGGGTCTTGAAATGATTGGTGACAGTGCTTTCAACGGTTGCATCGGTATTTCAAGCATTGAATTTCCATCGACCATCCAAATTATTGAATCATCCGCATTTGCCGGTTGCAACAATCTTGAAACAATAACGGTCAGAGCCACCACACCGCCAGAACTTGGAAAAGATGTGTTCCAGAAAGGCAGCATATCAAGACCGATAAGGGCAATCTATGTTCCTTCTGGCTGTTCCTCTGATTATGCAATGGCTTCAGGTTGGGACGAATTTCAGTCAGTTATTGTTGAATTGCCGGAAGAATAATCAAAATATGTTTATAACAAAATAAGATAAATAAATAATTCAAGATAGTTTCAAGATTATGGCAATTAAAAATCAAATTAACACATATGCTGATTTAACGGCATATAATGATGACCAAAACAAAGAATACCCAAACGTAAGTTATATTGTTGCAACCGATGAGGTTAAATGGAACAAATATGACCCAGACCATATTGTCGCAGTATATAATGTAACGTCAACTGAAAGTGCAACAAAGTTGCTTAATTTAAACGCAAATATCACATATCAAATTATTGATGGGGTTAAACAAGATACAGTTCAAACCACTTATACATTTGACACACTGGGAGAACATATTGTGAAATATAAAATGAATGTAACTTATATTATTGGTCAACCACTATTTTATATGTGTCCTAATCTTGTAAGTGCTGTTATACCAGAAACTATTACAAGAATAAATAGTGTTTTATTTGGTTCTTGTTCCAATCTGACAAATGTGGTATTGCCGAAAACACTTACATTTATCGGTGACAGAGTTTTTGAATACTGTCCAAAATTAACAACAATATCAATACCAAACGGTGTCACTGAAATCAGAAAATGTTTTTTCTATTCAGGTCTTATATATATTGACTTA